TTGCCAAACCAACCAATACAAGGAGAGGTCCAATTGGTGCAAAGAATGCTGCTACTATAATTAAAAGGCTCATAAAGCTAGATTTTAAATTCATAAGTAAAACGTTTAGTAATTCATTGTACATAACAATAATAGGTTAGGTTATATTGTTATTAATAATTGTTCCTCAACCTATTATTCATACGATTGAAATTAGATTTATAAAATCCAATAGGTGAGTTATAAGCTGATTTACCAGTGTCTGGAGTCATATCCGTTGATTGGTTGGTGCTTGATTTATATGTTGGAAATAAATTAGCATTATCACATAACCATCTACGTAATCGTTCTTCATAAAATTGTGCTCTTTTTGTAATTTGCGCCTTTACAGTAAACATAGTATTTTCACTTACGCTATCGCTAAAGTCACCTCTTTGAGTTTGAACACCTTTATTCTTAACATTTAATGTAAGGAAGAAAGTAGTCTCAGCTGCTGCGTGATGAAGCAATGCTGGCTTAATGTATTCAATTAAAGTAGTTTGGTCATCAGTTAGTGGAGCCCCACCATTTGTTGCACCAGAATATGCTGTCATAATTTCTTCATAGAATGTCGTGCCAAGGATTGGTTGGATAATTAAATCCTGTACATAATATGCTGATTTTTGAATATCAACCACCTCAACATTATTGTTAAGTACTGACCATTCTCTTATATATTGTTCTCCAATTAGCAAAGTAGTTTCCATATTATTCTTCGATTGTTAATAGTAATGTTATTTCTTCTTCAGACAATCCAAGACTAGTTGAAAGCAATACTGAAGCTTGTGATTTATTTAATTTACCTGACGCATATTGTCTAATTATTCGCATCATTTGCTGATTTTCCCTTCCACTCATTTGACGTATAGTGTCATTTACTTGGATAGGAGATTTAGCTGTTTCAACTTCAATAGCTTCTTGAACCATTTCTTGAGCAACTATATCCGCAGTATCAATTACTTTACCATCAGTAGCTACTGAAGGATTTAATTTATTGATATCAACATCTCTAAATGATAACATAACAGACAATCCATTAATAGCCAAGAAATCATTAAAGATTGCTTGAATTTTTTGTTGAGCTGGTTGGATTTGTCCTTGGTTAAATAAATTATATTGATAAACAAAATCAGCATTACCCAAACTACCAGCAGTTTTTAAACCAATGATTTGTGGGTCGATACCGTGTCCTAAACATATCTTACGAGTTGTTGTATCAACCAAGTCCAAGAACCCACTAGCAACATCCAATGGAGCTAATTGAGTAATAGAAGGAAGTACATCACGTGTCTTTGAGAACGTTGTAAATACCTTTCCAGCATTTTCTGTATCGGTGAAGTCACTACGAAGACCATCAATTAGGTCAGCTTTTTCTTCTTCATCCAAATCAAATGGGAAAGAGATAACAACACTAGGTGACATTGCATTCTTAAGCCAAGCCAATTGATGAGTATCACTTTCTTTATCGGTTAGAATTGATTTGATAGCTCCCTTATAGGTTGACATTGAATATAATCTTTGCTCAGGATTTTGGTATTGAACCATTAAAATTTGAGTCTTATCTTTAAGATTTGATTGGTCAAATTTAGGGTATCTAATAACTGGAACCTTTGAACTAAACAAGGCCCAATTCCAACAATATAAATAATCAATAGGTTCCATTTGGCCATCGATTGTATTGATGTTAACACTGGCTGGATTAATTCTTTTTAACTTGATGATTTTTGTATTGTCTTTATTCCACGTTACAAGAATACATACTCTATTATGAATAAAATAATCCAATACAAGACCATTATCAATTAAATTATCAAATTGATTTGTGAGCTGATTTAATTGAATTTTTGAGCTCATATTTAAATCTTCAGCTCCTTCAATAGTATAACCATTACCAGCTGTAAGCATAGACTTAAGATTAATCAATGCTCCGTGGATGGGTGATGCAGAATATAAGTTATTTAAGAAGTTACCATACAAGCCATCAGGTGAATCTAAATAACCTCTAGATGTTCTATTTATATCAGTATAAATTGCGTTAGTATTCAATGGCCAAAAGGTTGAAAATGCTTGCATTATTCTTCCTGTTTTCTTTTCTTCAGTTGGTTGAGTACTCAATATAACTGGTGTATTTTCTTTTTTATTTTTGAATCTATCAAATAGTCCCATAATTTTATTTTTAATTTAATTATCTCAATGCGTATGGCAAATTATTATCTCCGTTAACTTGTGCGTTAACCGTTTGTAGTACAACCCCAGTAGTAGCACTTACACTTAACGTGGCTGCACTAGCTTCATAAATATTTACAATATATTGACCACTTAATAAATTAACCTGTCCAGATAATGGAATGCTAATTGGGTCCTCGATTATTTCAAATCTATTATATCTACATTTGTAAGTACTTGTATCTACAGCTGTGAAGTAGGTTATTACACTTGGGTTAATTCCACGTTTAAATTCGAACAAATAATTTGGTGATAGCAAACTGCTTGAAGTTGTTAGTTCAAGAATAACCGTATTTGTTTGATTTTTATTTAGTACTATCATTGTTAATTATTTATTTATAAACTATTGTAATTCTGGCTATGTTCCGTATTAACAAATAAAGCCTCACTAGGAGGCTCTATTTTAAAAGGAAAAAAGGAAAGGGTAAATTACGGAGTAATTACAGCTGTTGCAGCTGCTGGTAATACAAATGGCATTTGATTTGGTTCAGATGATGTAAATCCAATATCGTAACTTGTTCCATCATCTGGAAGTGCTCCTGATGTTGATGTAGAAGTCGCAATGTTAGCTCCACGAGTTATACCCATAAGGTTCCATTCTGAGTTACCATCTTTCACTAGGATAAGAAGATTACGATATGAAGCAGCAGCTACTGCCAAACTATTTCGTTTCGCTACTTCTCTACGAGGTACACGTATATTTAATGTTGTTGTGTAATTTATTGCACCACTCTCGATGGTACCTGTTTTCTCTTCAGTGAAACTTGCACCGTTCTTAGCGAACTGCCAAACAAGGAAGGGTGTGGTACCTGTTGCACCACTTGGGATTATTTCACTTATATAATCATAAGCACCCAAATCATCCAATGTACCAGTATAACCTGTTACACTTTCAAATGGTGCTAATGCGATAGTTATTAAACCGCCTGAGTTATTCAAACAACCAAGGTTCATTTCCTCAAGTCCAAAGCTACAATTTGCCATAATTTTTATTTATTTAAAGTTTTTTTATTATTATTTGTTAAAAAAAAAAAAAGCTGCTGATTATGCAGCAGCCTTTTTAAGTTTTATTTAATCTTGACGATTAAGGTTTGTGGAAGAAAATATCACCAGCAACAAGGAAGTCGAAACTTACTTTTGCATCAGTTCTTATACCAATCTTACGGTCAAGAGTTGTTTGCATAAAGTCAACTACATTGAATCCTGTAACATCAGACTCAAGGTCAGAAATGTTCAATAGGTTAGACAAGTAAGTTGCAATGATTACGTTATCAGAAGCTTCGTCAGCTCTAAGAACTTCAACACCTTGGAATCTTAAGTTGATTCCTTCTACATAATACAAACCTGAGTTTTTGTTATCAGATACTGCATCCATAAGAGCTTCCCATACATTCGTAGATACGATGTAAACGAAGTCAGATTTAGCCTTAACAGCTGCACTAACACCACTTCTTGCTTCAATCATCTTAGCGATAACGTTTGCTGAAGTTACTGTACCAGCTGAACTTGGAGTTGTTACACCAGTTGATGCTGCAAGAACAGTCTCAAGTCCGTCACAAGCTTTAAGATAAGTATCACCAGTTAAAGATGAGTCACCACGGAATGATAAATAACTCAATTCTTCGGCTAGAGTAGCTGAAAGCGTTTCGTAAAAATAATTCATAAATGGTTGAGGCTCGCTGAAAGAAGCTGAACCACGTGCTAATTGGTCAGAAACGAAAGAGGTCTCCAATGAATCAACACAGATAGATGTACCAATCATAATTGGACATACTTCGAAAGTCTTTTGAGAAAGGTCAGCATCAGATGGGTCAAATGTACAAGCACCAGCTTTGATGATATTACTGAAAACAGTAGTACCTAATTTAACACGGTCTTTAACACCTAATACTTGTTTGAAACGACCTCTTACAGAGTTCTCTCCAATCATAGCAGCACGGTACATATCAACCGCATTGGTTTCGTAAGCCGCAGAAGCGTCTACGTTGAGTGCAAAGTTTTCTTCTTTGATAGTGAAATCTAATTTGTTTAATTTTAATTCTTTTTTCATATTGTTGAATTTGTTTTTTTTTAGTTTATACTAAGAAATTAGCATAATTATTTTTTTGTTCTTTTTTATTATCTTCTTTTCTTAGTAGTAAAATAAGCACTAAGAGATTGCGACTTTGAACTCTTCATTGCAGCATCTGTAACAATCTCTTCCATTTCTGGAGCTTCTGATTGTTCAATCTCTGATTTAAGTTCAGCTATGATAGCTAATAGGTTATCAATCATTGGTTGAACAATTGCAATAACTGCTTTCTCATCAACTGATACTGGAGCAACTTCTACTGGAACTTCTTCTACCAATTCTTCTTCAATAACTTCTTTTTCTTCAATAACAACTTCTTCAGACATTTCTTCTGGAGCTGCTTCTGGTTTACGAATTTCAGTAATTTTACCGTCAACAGTAGCAACGATATCACCATTTTCTAATTTATGTTCACCATCGAACACAACCACCTTATCTAAGTTCTCATCGATAGTATAAACTTCACCACCAACTTCAAGAGCTGAAATCCAGATTGGTGTTCCGTCTTCAAGCTTAAGCATTTCAAATTTTTGTTTCATATTTGTTTTGTTTAATTTTTCATTATTAATTTTATCTTTTTTGATTTGTTGAAGTACCAATGCGAAGAAACCTTCTACGCTGAAACCATTTCTTTTTTTATCAACAATTTCTGTTTTAAAATAATTCAAATCATCGAATTTACTAACGACAAACCAAGCCCCCTTTTTTATTCCTTCAATACCATATTTGGTAAAAGATAGGTCAGTTTCTGGGTCCTCAACAATCCAATTATATAACATAAATGCTGGAGCTGTTAGCTCTTTATTATGTTCTAAATTAAATTGATTTTGTTTAATATTTCTATTGAATTTTTCAACCATTAGCTCAATATCCTGTTCTGTAAAAATAACATAATATTCACCCAACTCATCGTCAAATCTTCCAATTGGAGTATTGGGTTGTAAGGCTGGAGCTGCGACAATACCTTTAAGTTCATTAACAAATCTTAAATTTCTTGTTTCTTTATTGAATGAAAGCCCTAAAATTTCAATGGCTGGAGTTGAAGTAAAAGCTATTTGGTCTATAGATAATTCACCACCTTCTTCGTTGAATGAAGGGTCAATTGTAATTCTATATACTGGTACATTTTCTTTCATATGATTAAATTAGATTAATTTGCTTTTTGTTCTTATATTGATAATTCTTTTTTCATTGACATTAAATTCATTGAAAAGATAAATGGAAGCCCGTAAGCCTCATCAACCTTCAATGCATCATTGTTGGCTAGTTGATACATAAGAACATTCCAACCCCATTTTTTAATTAGAGAAGTTTTTTTTGAAGCTTCTTCTCTATTTTTCCTATCAGAAATACTTTCACCAGCAATTGATTCGAATTCTTCTGGTTCAGTTGAATCAAATAACCCTTCATATTTTTTAAAGAAATTTTCTCTAAACTCTAAAAATTGTGGTATAACCCCAAACACATCACCAACCTTTTGCTCACCGAATAATTCAGCTCTTAACTGAACCCAATTTCCATATGGTTCAAATTTCTCATTATGCAATCCATCATTATCAGATATTTTAATTCGATAAAAAATGGCCATAATCATTTTGATATTTTCAATATAGTTTTCACTTTGCATCAAATACTCCAAGTCAATAAATTCACCATTTAATAAATCTCTATTGAAATTATTCTTAAGATACATTGTACCTAATGATGTTTCTATTTTTTCTTTTGGTTTAAATGGTGGTGGAATTTCTGTTAGATACTTAAGGTCTTTTATCAATGGATGAAAATCTTCATAATCCATCGATTCCAATTCTTCAATAGGTAAATCAGCTAGAAGAGAAACAATATTAAAATAAAATTCATCTTCACTTTTGGGAGTGCTCTTGGATATTTTATCAATCTCAATAAATTGGTTGATGGTAATATCACTCCAACTTCTTGGTAATTTAAGCATTTTTTTTCTTATCTAGAAATTGATTTAATTTAGTTAAATAAGGACCAACAATATCAATTGTTAAATCTTTGAATTTCTCTTTCCTCTCATTGATAGCTTTTTCACTATAATCTTTTTTGATTACACCATCAACAATTGGATGATAAATAATAGCACAAATTTCTGAAATATAACCTTCTCTCTCATCAACCAATAAAGCTTGAAGACTAAGGGTTTCTTTAACGGTAAATTTATAATCATCATCAGCAGCCTTGGTACCAAATAATTCACCATTAACATTTATCTCTGGCATATAATTCTTACCAAAATCCATAATATCAATTGAGTTGATTCTATCAAT